ATGGCTATTTGCACATATGTTGCACCACTTGTGTCAATGTAGGCATTTAATTGGTAATAGCCAGCTACTGTTGGTGTAAACCGATAATTTGTAGTATTATCAAAACAACTATTTGTATCAAATTCTTCTGACGTAAGCATTACTTTTGTCCAAGTATTTGTAGTATATGCTTGAGTACTAGGTGATGCACTAAACGCTGGTCCATTAACAGGCACACCAGCCGTAGCCGTACTCAGTACAGTCCCAGCCTCATCAGGTAACGTCAGCGTCCTATCTGTATTGCTATTAGGGGCAGCAATGGTAAAGTCACCTGTCCCACTAGCATCTCCCTGAATAACAACTCTACTCATTACATATTCTCCACAACATTAATTAGCTCTACTTCATTAATAGCAGCATCGATGTCAGTCTGGACTGTCTCGTACTTAGTCCTGATAGCAGCCCTAGCAGTCTCAGCAGCAGTTGCATCAGCACCAGGGATCTGCTTAGATATAACTTCATCATGTGGCTCAAACTCTTCAGCACGTTTAGCTCTACGCATTTCATGTGCAATAGTTTTAGCTTTAGTTAAGTTAGTTACAATCGGCATTATGAATACTCCCAAGCATTTCTAAAAGTTCTATCACCAGGGATGTCAGCTACATCGACAATCTGATACTCCTTGCCAGTAGGCACATCCTTCTCTGCGATCTGTTCTATTGTTAATCCACAATTAGGAGCAGGTACTATGACTGCAACTCCTCCGTCATCTGTGGGATATATAATCCTCTTATCCATTATTGCTCCTTATCTATGAATTACTACACAAATATCTTGAAAATCTGTAGGCGTTCCTGATCCTACTAAAGCATATATTCTAAAAGCACTTGCTGTTTTAACTACAGTGTCATGGTTTCCTACAACTGTGTTTGGAGCAGAGGCATTTCTATTAGAACTGGTATAAGCATAATTACCGTCAGCTAAAGCGCCTGAAGTAAAATTTAAACTAAATTGACCTGTTGCGTGATCTGTAACACTATCTACATTAAACGATCCGTTTATAGTATTAGTAGCTCCATTATAAGTAACCCAAGCCTTTGCAGATCCGTTAATCACATTAGTGACATCAGTAGACTCTGTGTCTAACTCGTCAGCTATTGTTGTTGTCTTTACTTTTCCTGTTTTAAGTGTACTCATTTGGTTTACCTAAAGACTATTACATTACAAGTGATGGCATCAGTAGCAGTTCCGCCTTCATCTACAAACACTGTTCTTATATAAGTTGTATCTATTAAACTTGAAATACGCCCGAATGAGTTACCACCTGCACTACTTTCTCTAGCTCCAAAACTTACGGCATAGTTTGTATCGGTCATTGCATTAGTAAAATTAACTGTATAAACGCCAGTTGCTTCATCAACAATACTAGTTACATTCCCAGATGCTCTAATTGCTGGAGAACCAGTGCCATCAAAGTTAACCCACGCTTTAGCTGTATAGACTTCTACGTTGCTGGTGTTCTTGATTGTGTCTACCTTAATTGTACTCATGGCTTAGGATTCTCCGTCTTAACAGCAGCAATAGCATCCTTCCAAGTAGTTGTACCATTCACACTATCCCAGTACTGCATATCGAGTTGCTCTTGTATTGATGGATAAGCAGATGCTCGTAACTCTTGATATGCTTTAGAATCCATTAACGCTTGTGCAGCATCCATGTCATACTCAACAACATTATCGTTTGCGTCATAACCTACTCTGTCAATGAGTTTAACAATAGAAGGATTTAATTGAAAAATAGCCTCTTGAATAATCATTGTGCTATCTCCATTAAAGTCATCATTGATGGCGAATTGTTTACTTGAAGAATATAATATGCAGAGTTTTCTGCATTCTTACACGTTGTTTTATAAGTAACAGCAGAAGTAGTTGAAGGAGAATCGTACCATTGAAAAGATGTACTATGCCTTAAAAAAGAAGCATCTGCTGTATAACCAGCACCATCCATAATAATATCTATTTCTGTTGAATCTCGATACAATCTAAATTGTCCTCTATTACCACTATTTGCATTACTTTTTTGATTAGTCGGATGATTCACTAAAATCAAAATTTTACTAGAAGTGCTAGAAGGAGTAATCGTTGCAGTTAACGTAGTATCTGTTTCTGTATTATTATTTAACGTAACTTCTGTTGTTGTCGTAGCATGAACAACTTGCAACACTCTGTTATTAGTAACACCAGCAGTGTTAGCAATCGTGTCAACTCTTAGCGTACTCATAAGATCACCCAGTTCCCACCAGATGCTACAGTTACTGTAACGCCAGTGCTAATCTCTATGTCACCTATGCTTGCAGCATTTTTAGTTGCAGCAATAGTGTAGTCTGCATCTATGCTTTGATCGTTCTCTATAAAAGGCACAGTGGTATAAACTCCAGGAGTCTGTATACCAGTAGTACCGTCAAGTATCATTGTCATTTAAACCACCACCCATCTTGAGCCACTAGGGACTGTTACTGAAACACCACTATTAACTGTTAGTGGTCCTGTAGACATTGCGTTTGTATTTGCTGTAATAGAATAACTGGTAGTTATTGTCTGACCATTCTCATAAAAGATTGCATCAGACCCACCACCACTAGCACCACCACCGCCACCAATAGCTCCCCATGCAGAACCATCGTAGCCCTCAAAGGAAGTATCAGTAGTATTGAATCGTAAGTAACCAGCACTAGGTGAACCATCACGTTGTGCTGTAGTACCGCTAGGAACCTCAGCAGAGCCTGTAGCAGACGTTTTAGTAACGTAAGTACCTAGATCACTAATCTGTGATTCTGTAAGGCTGAGAGCAGCCTGATGCTGTGTAACAGAGCTTTGTGTGATGTTTGCGTCTGGTACGTTAGCCCATGTAACTGCAGACGTAAGATCGTTAGTTTCTGTGAATGATGTTAAGTAACCTGCATCGTTAGTCAATGTAGATACATTGTCACCAGGTTGTGTAGCACTATCAGCTAATGTTCCTTGAGCAGCAGTAGCGTAGTCTGTTGAATCAAATGCTTTAACTTGTGCTAGGTTAGTAACTTCACTATCCATTAACGCACCAGCAGCAGTAACATTAGTTGCATCTGTTACATCAGCACTAGCTTCTATACCAGCTAACTTAGTTTCTTCAGCAGTTGTGTAAGATGCTGTAGTAGCATCAAGTACAGCAGAGTGTGCTTGTACGTCAGTACCTATAGCAACACCAAGATTAGCTCTTGATGTTAATGCACTAGCAACATCAGATAAGTTATTAGCTTGAAGTAAAACACCAGCAGCAGATACATAAGCAGCTACCCAAGCAGAACCAGTGTAAACATTCATAACACCTGATGTAGTGTTAAAGTATAATGCTCCAGCAACTAAAGCGTCACCGTCATTATCTAGTGTAGGATCAGATGCCTTAGCACCTAAGTATTTATCATCAAAGTTATCAAAAGCAGCCAGTGCTGCAGCAGCTTCAGCAGCAGCCGTAGCAGCCGATGTAGCAGCGTTTGATTCACTTGTAGCTGCGTTAGTCTCTGATGTTGCAGCGTTAGTTGCAGATGTAGCTGCAGCCGTTGCAGAAATAGCTGCATTAGCAGCAGAAGTTCCTGCGTTAGTTTCTGATGTGCTTGCGTTTGTCTCAGATGTTGCAGCAGCTAGTGCAGATGCAGCAGCATTAGTTTCTGAAGTAGAAGCTGACGTTGCATCAGCATTAGCAGAAGTTGCTGAGGTAGCAGCAGAAGTGGCAGAAGAGGCAGCAGCAGTAGCGGAAGCAGCAGCTTCAGCAGCCTTTGTAGAAGCTACACTAGCTTCATTAGCAGCATCTGTGGTTGCGTCTCCTGGTCCTCCTGCTCCTCTAAATATAGCCATTATACGTCCTTACTTAGTTGCAATGTACATCGTGACTTCAAAACCAAATCTCATCTCAGTGTATTCAGGCTTAGTCCACATAGTGTTTCCTTTGTCGTAGTTTTAGTAGTTCTTGTTTCTTGTGGTTATCTAATTCACGCTTACGGCAGAAGTCTTGCCAAGTCATAACACCCTCCAATAAAGAAAGATGCGTTCCTTCGGTTTCCCTACTTCCGTCCTAATGGATGAACGAGAATAATAAGACTCCCCAAGCCTTGTGAGCCTGGGGAGTTATCTGCTTAATTAAGCAGGAACAGCTAGAGCAACAGCAGAGCTATCACGCAACTCAGCTACACCGTAAAGCATATCTGATGTGAATAGCGTACCGAGGTACTCTTGCTTGTACTGGGTCTGAGCACGCACGCCCATCTGCTCAGCAAGAACAAAAGCGTCCTTGTGTGCAAGTAGACAGATACGGTCAGTAGCAGAGTTACCAGCAGCCGTGTCAGCATTAGTTGAAACGTATGCCTTAACGCCATACAAATCACCAATCATACCGTTACGGATTGTGTTAGATGAACCAACATCACCAACAAACGCTTGCTCAGTGAATCTAGCTAGACCCATAAGAGTGTTACGAGTTGTTGGAGGAACAATCAAGCAACGATCAGTCATCGGAACATCTGCATCATCAAGTCTTTGGATAGAACGTCTGATACCTGCATCAGCCAATGCAGCAGCATTAGAAGTTGTAGAGTTATAGACTGTTGTACCGTTAGAACCGATGAATGCGTTAGTTGTTGTAGATGATGTAGAGTAGTCAGTACCTGAGCCAACTGCTCGACCAAGCTGAATCAAGTCAGTATCAACTTGCTTAGCAAGAGCGTAACCAGCGTCATCAGTGTAGAACTTTCGTAGAGAAGCAAGTGCTTGTGTCTCAACGATGTCCTCAATCAAACGTGAGTACTCGTAGTGCTTGTTGATAAGAACCTGAATTTCTGTCTCAGTTGCTGCAATCAGTGTGACCTGAGTTGAAGCTGCTTTAACAGATGCTGCTCCACGAGTAGGCTTCGGAATGTGAAGCGTATCGCCTTTTTTGCCTTTGAAAGACATCTTGCTGAACATATTAGCAGCAACAAGATTTTGCTTGTAAGCTGCAATAATTTCGTCACTCCAAATCTCTGGGATAAATTTATCCGCAGTGGTCTTGGTGACATGATTAGTACCTAGTGCCATTTTTTATTTCCTTTCAATTATTTGACACGTCCCTCCGCGTATGCAGCCATAAT